GGAAGCCCATCGCCACCAAGCCGTCGCTCACGCCAAGGCGGAACTGCACCGGCAACGCGTCGAAATCGGCGTCTGAGATCGGGAAGATAACGGCCATGTCACACCACCGAATAGGCCGCCGCAGCGGCAAGGACGCGGGCGAGTTCCTTCGCCGCGGGCAAATTGGGATGGATGTTGTCGAGCGAGGTCGAGGGCGTACTGGTCACAACTCCCGTATCGGCATCGGTCGTCGTGTCGCCCAGCGCCCATCCCGCCTCCTGGCTCATCTGGGCGTGCGAATTGAGCAGGACACAGCGCGCGTCGGCATAACTGCGGATGCGCTCGATCATGGCTAACAGGGTAGGCGCCCGTCGCTCGGCGTGGCGCACGTCGCTCTCCGGGTCGCGCGGCACCGTGGGCACCCAGAATGCGATCAAGACATCCGGGAGGTCGTCGCGGATTTTCTCCCGCCAGTGATCCATGCCGGCCAGGATTGAGGCAATGCCGTCCTCGACCGTCACGCCGATCAGGCTATTGGTCGCCAACCCAATGGCGATGAAGTCCAGCGCCGGGATCGAAAAGCGCGTGCGGTACTGCGCGAAGTCGATTGCCCAGCCGGTGCCCCAGATATCATCCGGGCCGGTCACCGCGACCACGAACGGATTGTGTGCCGCCTTGTAGGCCGCATCCCCTGCGATATAGGCCGCGTCGGTGTTGCCTCCCGTCCCGTCGATCGGAAGCATGTTAGTCAGGCGGACGCCGACATAGTCGTCCATGTCGCGAGACGCCCGGCCTTCGTTCAGCTCGCCGCCGCCGCTCGGCGTGATCGTGCCTTGGGCGTCCGGCGTGTAACCTGCATCCGTCAGAACGTCGGCCACAAGATCAGACAGGTACGTCCCCAGAGCCACGTTGCCCTTGGTGATCGAGTCTCCGATCAGCAGATAGGACACGGTCTCGGCGCTTCCAGCCGGGGCGATGTTCATGTTGATGTCGAGGATCTTGCGCAGGCCGGACGAATCCGTCGGGCGCACGGTCAGCCGACCGGTCGCGTCGCACAGGTCCGGGTCGATCACGATCTGTCCGGAACCCTCCACCGCCAGGGAGCCCGAGGAGATCGCCATTATGGCCGGCACCGGGTCGTAGCGCTCGGACAGAACATTGCCGGCGTAGAACGGCAGCGGCTTGCCCTCGATCAGGAAGAAGTCGGTGGCGACGATGGGCGAGACATCGACCTCCCCGCTATCGGCCGAGGTGGATGTCCGGGTTTCGCCCGACGCGCTCACGGCAAAACCCACATTGCCCAGCGGGTCGGTGACAAGAAAACTGCCGTCGCCATCGTCCACGGCGTAAAGGCGGGCGGTTTCTATTTCTCCGTCGTTGGAGATGGTTACAGCGGGCGTCTCGATCGCGCCGCCCTCGCGCACGATGAAACCGCCCACGTTGCCCTCCTGGTCGGCAGCCGCCATCAGAACGTCGTTCAGGTGCGCGTCTTCCTGCACGACCGAATCAATAAGTTCGGTGATGATGGTGGTGGTGGACCCGGCGGGGCTGACGCTGCGAATCATGGCTTAGCCCCTGCGCACATTGGCCCACGCCAACATCTGCGCGGCTTGGGCAGCACTGAGCGGGCCGGTGAACGCAACGGCGTTCCATACACCCTGCCAAAACAGCGAGGCGCTGGTATTTGCCGCAGCGCCGATGCGGACGCGGGTTGCCGTCGTGGATGGCACCACCGCCGACTCGGTCATGGTGACGCCGTCGATTTCGGTGGTGGTGCCGGTGGCCGTGAACTTGACGCGCACGACGTGCCTACCGGAGAAGTCAACGGACGTGTTGTTGACCGTCGTTGCCGACACGCCGTCGCCTGTTGCCGCGTTCGCCCGGTTGACCGCCGACACGACCGCGCGGCCCGCGCGTCGGGTCGTGGCGTTGGCAGCGCCAACCGACAGGAACGTGCGCGTCGTCGTGTCGGCGACCAGCGCCGTCTGGTCCACCACACCCCACATCTCATAGGACGCCGCGCCGCCAAGCTGGGTCAGGAGCCCCGAGGCTGTGCAGGTCAGTTCGTCTGCGGTGCCGTCATGGGTGAAGCCGGGCCTGCCGTTGAAGGATGTGGCGCTGTAGGCCGGTTGCGAGGCGGCGGTGGCCTGCACGGCATCGTAGGCGGCAACCGTATCCTTGACCGATAGCGTCGCGCCTTCCGTGATGAGGTCTGTCCGCTCCGCATCCCAGAGGGCGAGCAACGACGAGCCCAAGGCAGACGGCAACCAGCCCATCGCCGCAATCGACGCATCATAGGAGCGGCGAAAGCGCATCAGGTAAACATTCCGATGCCGACGGCCGACACATTCGTCCCGGTCGTCACCGACCAAGCCCCGGACCTGGAGCATGCCCCGACCCGGACCATGAACGGCACGAGATTCGAGACGCTACCCGCCCCGCCCGTGAAGATGGTGATTTCGGAGCCGCTGCCGTCCTGGATCTGCACCGCGCCGGGCGAGGTGGTGGCCGGGATGATAAGCACCCCGTCGAGATAGTCGCCAGACGCACCCGTGCCGCCCAGAACCTGATCCGTTTGGCTGGCCGCGACTGTTTCGTAATACCAGCCGGTCTTTCTCATGTCGTCGTACATGCCTGCCTCCTAGATTCCGAAGCCTCGGGTGATTTGAATCGTGGTCGTGCCGGATGCGGTGATGCCCGCAACATGCGTCCACTCGGCGTCTCGGGCGTTGAGCGAAAGCGTGATGCTTGTGCCCGGCGGAACAGCGAAGCAGGCCGTTGTCGCTTCGACGCTGGAATTGCCAAACCGGATATGCCCCCACAGATCGCCCACGTTGCTGATGCAGAAGGTGTTGCCCTCGCCCACCAGAGCCGTGCGCGCGCTCGTCGTCGTGCAGGCGAGCGAGACGCCCAGCCCGCCATTAGGCATCTCGAATGGATAGTCAGAAATCCAGTAAGAGCGCGCCTGGTTCTGTGAGTTTGCGCCGTCCATCAGGCGCGCTCCTCGATGACAATGCTGGAGGCCATGGCGCCGCCGAACAGTCGCGCGCCGCCGTTGCCGTTCAGCGTGAACGTGCCGGACGACGGACCCACGCGGACCTTGAATGTGGTCGCGCTGGTGGTTCCCGAAGTCATCACGTACCTGAAGGAGATCGTGTTGAGTGCGTTGGCGTCCGGGGAGTTGGAGACGACCGTCGCGAGCGCGTCCGTGCCGCTGTCCTGAAACAGAGACGCCACGAAATAGGCCGTGGCTGTATCGACGGCGCCGACAACCACCACGTCGATGATGAGTTGCGAGGTGGCGCTTTTGGGCGTGATCGCCCGCGTCATGACCTCTTTGCCCTCACCGCTTTGGGGCTTGGTGTCGTCGATGGGGATTGCCGCGCTGGTTGTATCCACGGCGCTGCTGATCGTGCTGACGATCTGGCCGCCCGTCGGGGCGTAAGCCGCGCGGGTGTACCGGATGCACTTCCAGTTGCCCGAGCCCAGCGAGCGGAAGATGGCGGTATCGCCCGCCGCCGTGGTGATGTTGGCCGCGCCTTCCAGAATGAGGCTGGTGGCGTTGTGCGTGAGCGTCAGGGCGCCCGTGAACTCGACGGTGCGTTCGGTGCCCGCCTGCACGGTCCCGAGCCCGGTAATGGTCGTCGTGCCCGTGACCTTGACGTAATTGCCCGTCGCCGCGCCGATGTCGGTGGTGGTGGCCGATGCGATGTCCGCGCCCTGCGCTTCGTTGATGGCCGCGCCGCTCATCGCAAGCGCGCCGGTCATCGTCCCGCCCGTGCGGGCCAGCGTGGGCTTGGCAACGGTCTGCAGGTGATAGGTCGGCGTGCCCGTCGTCACCGTGGCGACCTGCACCACGACCTGCGCGCTGGCCGGGATGTCTCCCGCCGCAAGCGACGCGCCGTTTGGCCAGTAGATGATGCCTGCCGTCAGGCTGTTTACAGCCAGGGTCGGGTCCGCGCCCGAGTTGGCGTTGATCGCCTTGAGGGCAAACCGCTGGCCCACGACGTAGGCAGAGATGCCGGGCGATGGCGCGATGGCGTAGGCCGTCGCCGTGCCGGTGTCGATTGCATAGTCGAGAACCGAGCCGATTACCTGATCCGCGCGGGCGTAGTCGGTGCGCGCGGAAGCCGCCCCGACCCCGGTATGCTTGAAATTATTCATCGGCAGATGCGCAGTCGGGACCGTCTGCCCATCCTTTGCGAGCGAGGCCGTCAGCGCCGCTGCAATATCGGCGTTGTTCGCGTCGATCTGCGCGCTCTCGATGGTCGTCCCCGCCACGAAGTCGGGGTATGGGTTGCTGTAGTTGCCGGCGCCGTCCCTAGCCACTGGCGGCCTCCTCGCTGTATGATTGGCTCGTGCAAGCCTTCCAATTCGTCGTTTCGGTGCTGGCCGCGTGGGTCTTTGACCGCACGGTCGGGCAGGACCCGCTGCTGACACCGCAGGCGTGGTTTCTGGGCGTGATCCTGTCCGGCGTCGGGACGGCGTATGTCGCCACGGTGCTCATCGTGCGGCTCCGGCCCGGCGCTCGTTGGCTTGCATCAAGGCTCGCGCAAGGGCCGTCGGCTCTCCCTCGCCCCGCCCCGACTCGATGGCGCGGCGAAGCGCTTCCGAGCCGTACAGGCCAGCAAGATCGGTCCGACCTGCAATCTGGTTCGTGAGGTAGGCGCGCGCTGCCGGCGTGTTGTAGGCGAGAGAGGCTATCCAAGGGGCAACAGCCGTGGCCGCTGCGGTTCCCATGGAGGCGCCAAGGCCGCCGGCGCCCGCCGCGAGCGCACCGCCGCTCAGAAGGTTCGCCGTGACGCCGCGCGTGGCCGTGCCGCTGTCGGGGATCTTGGGCGCAAGGAAGTCGGCCAGCTTGGACAGTTCGCCGTACTGGCCGCGTGCGCGGGCAAAGCCCTCCCGGTCGGACGCGCGGACGGCGCTGGAGAACGCCCCCAAGGGAACATCGCCCGTCACCCGGTCCGCCTGCCGGCCGCTCGCCATGGCCTTGTCGACGGTCTTGTAGGCCGCATATTCCCGGCGAAGGTTCTGCCACTCGCTGCGCAGGCCCGGCGATGCGGTGCGCTCCACCGCGTCGTCAAAGGCCGTGCCGAGGGCCGATAGTGCCTGCTTCAACTCGCCGTTGCTGGTCGAGCGGGCGCGGCGCGCGAGGTCGCTGCGGATTTGCTTGTAGGCTTCCCCTGCGATCTGAGGGTTCTGCCCGCTGGCAACCGCGTCGATGACCGGCTGCAGGTCGTCCATGTAGGACTTGAAGACGGGAGCCACGTCGGTTTCGAGACGGCGCCCGTAGTTGGTCGCGACCTTCAAAACGTCGTCGGCGAACTGCTTGTCAGGCTTGAGCGTGGTCCGCGCCGCGAGGTCGTCGAACTGACCGCCCAGCGTTTTGGCTACGCCCGTCAGAGTCTCCGGCGAGGCGTCTTTGGCCGCCGTGCCCGTGCGCGACATGATCGCCTCGTTCAAGGCCGAACGCTGCTTGTCGTAGGTCTTGTTCATGGGGCCGCCCGACAGGGGCAGCTTCGCCATGGTCTCCTCCAGGGTCCGCAGCGTCTTGCTGCCGGTTTCCTGCGAGGGGGTGAGCGGCACGCCCTCACGGCGCGCGGTCTCGACGATGCGCTTCTCGGCCTCGGTGAGCGTGTTGGTGACGGGCGAGATGGCGCCGCGCACGGCAGAGGCCCCCAAGGGCACGGCAAGGCTGGCCGCGAGGCCAAGCGCCGGGCTGTCGGTCGCGCCCGTGGTGGCACCGCCGGCAACGCCCGATGCGAGCTGCGTGACGGGCTGAGAGGCCAGCGCCTGCGCGATGCCCTGCGTCACGGTGCCGGGCTTGGCCGCGTTGGCGATGGCGCCCGCCGGCAACAGCGTCGAGGCCACGGTGCCGACGCCCTGCCCCACACCGGCCGCGATCTTCTCCGCGCGGTTCTGCGGCTCAAAGCGCGACGTGCGGTCTTCCGTGAAGGGCGACAGGCTGCGCTGAGACACGGCGTCGCCCACACGCCCCGGCAGCGTGGCGACGTAGTCGATCCCGCTCTTGAGGCTTTCCGAGCCGCCTACAGGGTTGTTCACCGGCACGCCGATCTGACGCAGGCCAGCGGCCACAAGGTCGACAGGCGCCCCCACGGTCGAGGCAATGGCGTCGTTCGTGTTCTGCGCGACCTGCCCGACAAGGCGCGGGGCTGTGGTCGGCGTCCCTGCGCTTGCCTCCCGCCACTCAGCCGGCGAATTGAACCCCTCTGTGCGCAGATACGCGTCGAGGTCTGCCTCTGGCGCGTTCGCGTCGATCATCTTGTTGAGGTTGCGCTTGATGCGGTCGGTATCGGCCATCACTCAAGCCCGTATTTCTTCTTGAGGTCTGACGCGCTGCCGCGATCCGCGCCGGCCGAAGGGTCGAAGTCAGCCAGTGTCGGCAGCTTCCCGCTCCAGCCGCGAAGCGTGCCGTTCTGCTCGTAGTATTGAGCCGCTGAAACCTTGGCGGCGGCGCCAGCCTTGATCTGCTCCAGCAGGCGGCCGACGCGCTTTGCGTTCTCTTCCTCGCTGAGAGACGGGTTGTAGGCGCGGGCAATCAGCCGCTCGCCTTCCTTTTCGGTGAACTGCGCGCCCAGCACGAGGCGAAGGTTGCGCTGCACCACCTCCTCGACGGCGTTGCGGGCCGAGACCGCCTCGGGGTTGAAGACGTTGAGCAGGAAGTCCGGCGTGTTGCCGACGAACGCGCCCGTGAGGTTCTTGCCCGACTTGAGCTTACCCAACACCTCTTCAAGCTGGACGATCTGTCGGCGCGTGTCCGCCTGTCCGCCGCCCGCAACCCATTCGGCGTAATCTTTGCCAAACGTAGTATCTACAGCCTTTTGCGCCTCTGTCGGTTTACGGGCCTCTTGATCAATTTCGCGCTGCGCGCGGCGCTGGTCGGCAAAGTCCGTCGTCTGCTGCTGGAACTGCATTTTGGCGCGGTCGCGCTGGACGGCCCAATCCCGGTCAAGTTCGGCCTCAAGAGCCGCACGGGCGCGGTTCACGGCGCCCTGATCGTTGCCGAACTCACCCGAGGCCAGACGGGTCTGGTACTGCTGGATCATCTGCGGCGTGGGCTGCGGGCGCGGCACGTCGGGGATGGCCGGAGCCTGCGGTCCCGGAGCCTGTGCCATCATCACCGGGCCGGGCATGCCCTGCGGCGAAGGAGTCGGCGGCATGCCGACGTTCTCGGCAGAGCCTTGCGGCATACCACCGGGGCCACCCATGTTGATCGTGAGCGGCGTAGGCGCACCCGTGGCGCGCGGCGTGGTGGCGTTGACGAAGGTGTCCGCCGTGACGCCTTGCGGCAGTCCGCCCTTCTCCTTGCGCGTCATGGCGTCGAGAAGCTGGGCGGCGGCAACCGGGTCCTGCATCAACTGGGCAAGCGGCATGCCGGGGTTGATGCCCGTCCCCTCTGCGACTTGTCGGATATACAGATTCGTGTCGTTCTCGTTCGGCGGCGCCCACTTGGCGATTGCCTGCGCGACCGTCATGCCGGGGTTCTGCTTCAGGTACGCCCCGAGGTTCTGAACCATGGCGTTCGCGCCGGCCTGCGGCGTGTTGAACGTCTCAAACCCGTTGTGCGGTGCGCCCTTGTCGGCAAACGGCGCGGCACTGGCCCGGATATTCCCCAGGTTGTTGTTGAATCCCGAGGCGTTCGGCGTGCCCTGCGGCAACGGTGGCCCAGAGCCCATGGGGCCGGTCTGCGGCGTGCCGTAGCTTGATCCGAAGTTTGTGGCGGCGGCCTGCAGCCCTTCCTGCTGCTGTGCCGTCTTGGCCTGATCCAGCGCCATCTGCCCCGACAGGCGGGCGCCAAGCTCGGGATCGAGCGCACTCAGGAGCCCGATGCGCTTTGCTGGGTCCTTTTCGGACATAGCCTCGGACAGCTTGGTGTTTCGGTCTTCCGTGGCCTTCTTCTCGTCCCGGTCGGCCATGTAGCTGTCCACGCCGCCCATCAGGGCCTGCGCGAGGCGGGCCGCGCCCTGCCAGGGGGATTGCACGGGGCTGGTATCGGTGCCCTGTGCAATGAGCCTCTGCGCCATCGTGCGGCGCTCGGAATACGGGTCCTTGCGGCGGCCGATACCGGCGAGGGTGTAGGCCAGATTGTCGTCCGGCATGAGGGTCATGCGGCCCCCTTTTGCCCGTTCAGCCCGAGTGCTATCGTGACGCGGGGCAGGAGACGGACATGCGAGTTGGACTTGTGATCTGCGTTGCGCTTCTGGTGGCGGCCTGTGGCGGCCCCACGGCCAGCCAGAAGGAGAAACTGGCGGCCCTTCAGAACGTCGTGAACGAGCGCGTCGCGGCCGGGCAGATGACCAAGGCCGAAGGCGATCTGGTCATGGCCCGCGCCCGCGAGGACATCGACGCAGAATGGCGCCGCAACTACGCCCGCATGGTAAGCGGCGGCGACGGGCCTGCCACCTACCAGCCCGTGGGCGGCGGGACGGTCGTGCGCTACTAGGGCGCTCACGACAGCGCCTTCCCGTAATCGACGTACTTCATGCCGTCGATCTCGACCACGGCATCCGGCCGGATCTTCTCCACGTCCTGCGCCATGAGGCCGACATGCGGTGTGGCGGGATCGTTCTTGTAGGTGAAGAAGTAGAGCGGCTGGCCGTCGTCGGTGTAGCCAACGCGGCGGATGTTCTCCTTCATGCGGATGTCGGAGCCCATCAGGAGGGGCAGGCCATACTTCGCACCGGCCGCGAGCGCCGTTCCGCCTAGACCAAACAGGCCGCCCGTAGTGGCGTTGTTGGCCTGCTGGGCAATCTGCTGCTGAGCGACTTGACCCTGATAGGCGTTCCAGTAGTTGCCCGAGACATCGGTCGGGGCGACCTGCGTCTGCGCGACCTGTGAGAATTGCGGCGACTGCACGCCCGTCCCCGTCCCCAATAGGGTTGCCACCTCGTTGATCGGCTGCGTCCGCAGCGCGGTCATCTCCTGGATGGCGCGGTCGCGGGTGTTGCTTTCCAGCCCATACTGCTGCGCTGCGGCGGTGCCGGACTGTATGTCGGCCCCAAGGCGGAAGTCGTTTACGGAGCGCCCGTACTGGTCCATGGCCGTGCGATAGGCCGGGTCCTGAAGCCCGATGCCCTGATCGGCAAGGCGCTGCTCCAGCGCGGCCCGGTCGCGGTCCATCTGCGGCTGGTTGCGCTGCAGGATCGCGTCGCGCTGCTGCGTGCGGTACTGGTCGTTGTAGACCGGCGCCGCCGGCAACCCGTCGTAGCTATAGGGCTTCGAAGTCGCTTCGCCGATGCGGCCAACGTACTGATTTGCGAGGTCCGACGTGCCCTGCGTGAGCTGGGTTTGGGAGTCGTAGATCCGCTGCTGCTCGGGGCTGAGCTTCGTGGTCTCAGCCCACTGGGGAACGGACACGCCGCCGACATTCGTTGCGCCGACGATGTCGTATGTCTTGGAGCCGGTCGGGCCGTACTGGTTGACCCGGTTCAGGTAGCCGTTTGCGACCGCCGTATTGACGTTGCTCTGCGTCTGCTGCTGCGAGACGTAGGCGGGATCAGGCGCTTGCGGTGTGGAAGGTGTGCTCTTGCCCATTTACCTGCGACCCGGTTGGGCGCCGGATGTTGGGCTTCGGGTGCTTCCACCGCGTTTCCCATTCCGAGCGCATCATTCCGTGAATGCAGGCATGAACGCCCTTGGCGTATTGGTGCCGTAGCGTCCCTTCCGGCTTGAGGCCGATCCCTTCGTTGAAGCGGATGGCCCGCTTGTTCGTGGAGGGAATGACCGTAACTACCTTCCGGCAACTATACTGCAGGAAAGGTATGCTCAACAAGGACGAAATCGTGCGACGGGTTGCCCATTTCGGGCTCGCCGCCGCAAATGAAATCTCACAGGTGCCGTACCACAGTTCGTCGCCGATCCGGCGAGACGCCGTGAAGTTGTGATAGATGCAGACCGCCAACAGGGGGCATGACAGGTCCGGCCCTTCGATCACGCCCAGCGCCTTCATCGCGCTATGCGGCGTCAGCCAGGGGATGCGACGGCCTGCCCACTCCAGGAGGATCTGGTTCTCTTCCTCGTTCGGAAAGAAGATCGTGTGGCTCATAGAGCGACCCCTTGCGCCATCTCGTACTTCACGTCGAAGGCCTGCAGCTTCACGGGCGTTCCGTTCGGCCGGATGACCATGTGCAGGGCTGCCGTGGTGCCGAGGCCGTTGACGGGGAGCCAGTCGGCAAAGGGCGTGTTGCTGTCGCCCCAGACGGCGGTATCCCACAGGCCCACGTCCCATGCACCGCCGGTGGCCGAACTGACGGCCGGGTACTGGTCCGTCGTGCCGGGCGTCGTGTTGCGGTAATCGAAGTCGGCCCGGATGGCGACGCTGACGGAGGAGGCTGCGGTGAACTGCGGGCGCACCAGCGTCATCCGCTTGAGCGCGCCGGCCGAACCGTAGGGCTGAAAGCTGGTCTTGAGTTCGCAGGTGATCGCCTGTCCGGCGTCCTGCGATCCGCGCTCGGCCTGATAGACCGTCCCGTCGGCGCGGCCGAAGTACAGGCCCTCGTTGTAGAGGCCCCAGCACAGGGCATCGAGGCGCGAGGCATAGCGCCCGTAGGTACACCATGCCCCCGTCTGGATGTTCATGGCGTACTGCGTGGCCGCGTTGGCGTTCGTCGGCACGTTCACGATGGCCTGACGGGTGCGCGGGTGGACGACCATCTCCCAGCCGGCATTGAGGCCGTAGGTCGCGAAGTCGTCGATGATGCCCTGGTCGATGTTGCTGGTGATCGCCGACCGCTCGGCAGACGAGGCGCCCGAGCCCATGAGCTGCTTGAGCGAGATGATGCCCCGCTCGGTCAGGATGGCCGCGTCGGCGTCGATCCGGACCGTGGCGCGGTTGCCGATGGGGGGCGCCGACATGTAGCGCCCGTCGATTCCCCAACTCGCCGTGTCGGCCGGGTCCGTCCCGTGATAGCTCACCACTTCGCCGGTCGAGGAGATGAAGCAGATCAGGTCCGCCGTGCCGCTGCCGCCATCGCGCGATACCGTCGTGATGGCCTGCAGCTTGCCGCCCTTCAGGAACTTGTCGCCCAACTCCAGCGCCGTGGCCGCCCCGGAAATGCTCGACGTGCCGAGATACCAAGCCTTGGTGCTGCCCTTCTCGACGAACCATAGGCGCGAGCCGTAGGAGGCAATGCCGATCAGATTGGCGCCGGAAACGCCCGTCACGCTGGGCGCGGTCCAGCTTGAACCGTCGAAATTGCGATAGGCGTCCGACCCATTCACGCAGGCGAGGAAGTGCCCGCCCGCAGTCGTGAAGTTGACGTGCTGCCAATAGCCGTTCGTCAGGCCGGAGACGGACGCAGCGCCCACCGCGCCGGATGCCGTCACGTCATAGATTTCGCTGGGGGTGGCTCCGAACTGACGGCGGGACGCCGGCCCCGCCCATTCCATCAGGGAGCGCACCGGGCCGCCCAGCCCCGTGGCATGGGAGGCTTGCCCGCCCCTCACCCGGCCCGAGCCGCTGGAGGGAAACCAGTTGTCGAGGATCAGGGCCTCGTCGGGGCGCATCTCCGTCAGGCCCTTGCGCAGTTGCAGGCCGCGCGACGGGAACGGAATCATGCCCTGCCCGACTCGGGGCTGCGTGCGCGCCTGTTTGCTCCTGCGCAGCAGCATCAGAAGCCCCGCCCGATCTTGGCCTTCATGAACTCTTGCATCGCAGGCGAGAAGCCCTGCTGCGCCTGCGCGTCCGGGTCGACCCCGAACTGCGTCATGAACTCTTGCTTCCACATTGTGGGGTGGTCGGCGGCTTTCCCTACGCTCGACCAATGCGGGACGGTGTCCCCCGGGACCATTTGCGGACGCGCACCATCTGCCCATGCAGCCCGGTAATCGTAGTCGCCGCCCTCGATTTGGGGGGGCTCACCATAGCGATTCTGGAAAGAGTTGCGCCACTGGCGAACGCTCGGATCAAACGCCATGAACGTCTGAAACTGCTGCTCTTGCTCCGGAGGGAGGCCAGCAAGGGTGCGCGCCAGCTTTGCCTGATCTGCCATCAGAGATTCCACGACCCATCGGGCGTGGTGAACCCGAAGGCCATCTTCTCGCCGCCCATGTTGAGGATCTTGCGCGGCTGGTCGGCCGCGAGCGCCTGGTTCACTTCGAACAGGTACTTCTCGTAGTCAGCCTCCCAAGCCAGCGTCTTGGCCTGCTTGTAGCGCCAGACGAGGCCCATCAGCATCAGGCGCTCGCTCAAGACCCCCGTATCGGTGTCGGCCGCCCATGCGTCCTGCCCGGTGCCGCCGCTCGACTGGCACCAGTTCTTGGACCGGTACTCATAGGCGATGGTGTGCCCGGCAACCGGTGTGGGGGCCATCAGCCACGACGTGCCGCGCAGGCAGAAGGTGTCCGTGATGGGGAAGGTCGTCGTGGCCTTCCACTTCTGCCACGTCTCGGGGGAAACCGGGCCGTAGATGCGCTCGCGGCGGCTGCGATTCCAGAAGGTCTGGTCGATGAAGGCGCCAAGATCGGTCGGGATCGGCGTGTCGGTCTGCGTCTCGGCCGCAACCGTGGTGAAGGTCTTTTCCTTGCGCAGGACGCGCCAGTCGCCGAAGCGGGAAAGCTGGTCGCCCTCTTCCTGTGCGAACTCAAGCAACTGCTGAGTGCCCGAGTCCGTCGCGGCCATGACCGCGCTGGGCTTCGCCACGCCGACGCGGACGGCGGCCTTCTGGACGAGGGTCAGCAGCGACACGTCAGGCGGCCTTTCTGGACGGCGGCTTCTGCGCGGTCTTGCCTTGCGCGGCCATCAGCGCGTCGATGGTGCCCTGCGCCTGCTGAAGCTGCTCGGCCATGGCCTTGATCTGGTCCTCCAGCGTGGCGACGCGCTGCGAGGCGGCGCTGTCCTCCTTGTTGGCGAGGAACGCCTTGGCGGCCTTCTGAAGGTCGGCAAAGCCCATGCCGAACTTCTCGCGGATCACGTCGGTGGCGGACGCGAAATCCTCCACGGAGCGCAGGCCGAGGTTCTTGGCCTGCTTCAACTGACCCTTGGTCAGAATCGGCCACGCCTCCAGCGGATGCCCGTCGGTGGTGATCGTGTTGGTGGCCTTCCACTTCTCGTAGATCGGCCGGACATGCTCCCACAGGGTGGGGTCGTCCTTCATCAGCCGGGACACGTCCCAAGGCTGCTGGTAGTTCGGGGCGCCCTTCTTGCCGAGGATGATGCGGTCGAAGGCCACCAGATTGCCGGCCCCGTCCGTCTTGTGGTCCGTCTCGATGTCGAGGACGAATACGGCGAACTTCTCGCGATCTTCCGGCTTGGCGTCGAACATGCTGGCTCCTCGGTGGAAAGAAAGAGCGGGGGCCGAAGCCCCCGCCCCACAGGTCAGTTGTCCTTGCCGTCAGAGACGGAGGGACGGGCCAGCTCGACTTCCGCGAGTCCGGTCGAGGGCGTGTCGATAGCCGACGCGCCCTTCATGCGGTTGATGTAGTCGCCTGCAACGTCGGAATCGTCGATGCTGCCGTCGGTGGCGGTCAGGTAGCAGTCGGCATTGTCGAGGAAGCCCGACAGCACCTTGGCGACGCCCTTGCCCTGGATCTGATACCAGCCGTACTGGTTGGCCACGTTGATGGACATGGCGAGCGCGATCGGCCCCACGGCATTGGCAACCGCCAGCGTCGTGGAACCGTCGTCGGTATTGTAGGTCACGACCGAGCCGACGACAGTGTCGGCCACGCCCTTCAGGTAGATGAACTCGCCGCCACCGTAGGTGGCCGACACCGCCTGAACGATGGTGCCGACGGGGTGGAGGGCGGTGGTGCTCGTGTCGGCAATCGGCTGGTGGCCGATGAAGCCCTGCGAGGTGATACGGAACGTCATGATCTGTTCTCCTTCTCGTTCCGGTTACGCGGCGTCGATGAACACGCCCTGCAGGCTCCGATTGGAGCAGACAAGGTTGCCCATCCACAGCAGGGGGATCACGACGGCGTCCTGGTTCACCGACATCTTGTCGTCCATCTGCGACCAGTCGGCGTCCTTGTGGACGACCATCTCCAGATAGTCGGTGTTCAGGAAGTACATCTTCTCGGCCGTGGTCGAGAAGTTGCTGTTGCTGTCAAACACCACGTCGGCGGTGTTGTACTTCAGCTCGGGGAAGCCAGCCTCGGCCTTGTCGGCCGATGCGAAGCGCTGGAGATCCTGCAGCGACTCCCAGTAGTACGAGTAGAAGTCGTGGCTGGAGACGATCAGGTCCGGCTTGTCCGTGCCGCGCACGCAGCGCAGCCAAAGGGTGTTCATGTACCCCTTGATGTTGGACTTGCTGACCGCGTTGCTCGACGGCGCCTCGTAGTACTGGTTTTGCCAGAACGTATAGGTGCCGGCGACGATGCCGCCTACCGTGCCCGTGCCGTCGTTTGTGACGATATGGGCAAGGCCGCCCATCTGGTTCGTCAGCGCGCCGGACGAGTAGAGGTCGATCGACTGGTAGTTGGCGGCGGTGCGGATCGCGTTCTTCAGGCGGGCCTTCGCCAGATCGGCGATGCGGTTGCCGCCCGAGTTCATGCGAAGCTGCTGGCCCGACGCGGTGACGTGAATCGCCGCCTGGGTCCAGTCGTACTTGGCCGCACTCAGCACGTCGGACGCCGCCACGTTGAGCGTGTCGAAGCCGCTGAAGCGCTGGTAGGTGCCGTTTTCGGCATAGTCGAGCGGCCGGACGATCTCGTATCCGCCGTCGATCTTCTTGATGTTGCCGCGCTTCTTCATGCGCCGAAGAAGGGCGTTGTGGTCGCTCACGTTGTCGGTGATTTCCGACGGATGCTCACGGAGCGTCGTGGTGACGATTTCCGTGAAGGTCGAGTTGGGGGATGCCATTTAAAGGGCCTTTCGCTTATCCGCGCGCCCTGATCTCCGCGTCCACCTTGTCGATCGTTTCCCAGATAGACTTGCCCTTGATGGGCGCCGTCGGCGTGGAGCCGGGACGCCTTGCAAGAGGAGTGATCTTCGCATCACGCGCGGCTTTTGCCTTGGCTTCCTCGGCGGCCTTCTTCTCGGCCTCCGCTTTTGCCTCGGCTTCCCGCTTGGCCCGGATTTCCGGGTGTGCGTTGATCGCCATGTCGTAGGCGTCGTCCAAGCCCTTGGCGGCGCCGGAGCGGAGGAACTTGTCCATCAGGTCTTCCACCGCGCTGAAATGCGGCTTGTCCTTGCTGAACTGCTCGATCTGCTTCAGTGCTGCGTTCAGGCGGGCCTGTTTGTCCGCCTCCTCGCGCTCGGCGAGTCTGGTTTCGAGTTCGTGGATTTTGGAATGCAGGGCGCTTGAGGGGTCCGGCTGTTGGCCGGGTTGTCCGAAAGCGGCTCGCGGGTCGATCCCGTACATCTTGGCGACTTCGCGAAGGCCAGCCGGTCCGTCCCGTGACAGAAGTTGGTCGGCCGCCGACAGGCGCCGGAAGTACTCCGGGGCCGGTGCGTTGACCTCGCGCAACCTGTCTTGGATGGAGTTGCTGAGTTCCTCGAATGCGCTGAGAGACTTGAGCCGCTGCCCGTCCGTCGTGATCTTCTGTGTGGCTTCGCTTTCCCGCTTGGCCCATTCGGCCTGAACGTCGGGTGGAAGCGAAGGCCAAACCTTCTTCACGGCGTCTGACAATGACTGCGGCGCTTCGATGGCCGGCTTTACCGGTTCGGGCGCTGCAAGCTCGGGCTTGCCAGGAACATCGATGCCCGTGGGAGCGCTCGGCGCTACGACCTTGGGCTGAAACTTGCCATCCGGCCCGTGGATCGGATCGCGTTCAGCAATCTCACGGGCAATTCGGTCTGCCGTCTCTTCGAACGTCGGCGCGGGTGCCTCGACAACCGGAGTTTCGGTTACCGGGGTCTCGACGCTTACGTTCTCAATCTCGTCGCTCATGCTATCACCGGGTAAGGGGTTAGGCAATCGTCTTGGCGATACGCTCGGGGAGGTCCGACTTCTTCAGCCGGTGATACACGCCCTCTTCCAGCTTCGGCGTCTCGCGCGGGTTGTGGTCGCGTCGCGCGGCATCCGCCCGCTTCTTGCTGTTGTAGGTCGGCGTGAACTCGCCCGGATCGACCTCGCGCACGTTGTGCCGCTTCATCTCCTCGCGGCGCTCGCTGCGGCTGGTGATCTCCTTGCCGGACAGGGGCGACTTGTAGGTCACGTCCTTGATGACCATGGGGCGGCAGACGCGCTCGGGGGCTTCCATGGGCAAGCCCGTGGCCTTGTCGATCCATAGTCCGTCAGGGGAAAGGCGGTAGCGGGTCACTGGACCTCCGGCGCGAGATAGGCGTCCACCACGTCGGGGTCGATCCGCCAGCCAAGGTCGTTTTCCCAGCGGTCAATGTTGCGATGGCGCGGCCCAAGGCTGCGAAACTCAGCGCGCAGGGCTTCCCACGCGGGCTTGGACAGGGGAATCCACGTCGGGCGCTCGTACTTGTTGGCGATCATTGGTCCGCTCCGTTCGGCTTCTTCGCCGCCGCCTGCTTGGCCCTCAGCGCGTCCATGTTGAGGGCGTGATTTCGCACGGTGTGCTCGCCCATCATTTCCTGCTCGGCGGCCTTAATCTGGTATTCGCCGACCATCTGCTGTTGGTTGAGGCCCGCGCGGATCTGTTCGGCCTGGATCTCTCGGGTGAGCTTCTGTTCCTCAAGCTGGCCCTTGCGCTCGTCACGGGCGGCCTCAGCGGACAGCTTTTGCATGTCCATGCCGTGCTTCTGCTGGTCGCGCTTGGCGTCGAGTTGGGTCTTCTGGATTGCAGCTTCAGCCTTGGCCTTATCAGCCTCGGCCTTCGGGTCGGGCGGCGGCGGTGCGGGCGGCCGCTTGGCCTGCTCCTCCAAGAACTTGACCCACTCGTCCATGGTGGTCTCGGCCTCGCGCCCCAGCTTGAAGTTGCGCGCGAACGAGGAAAGCAGCTTCACGGCGATGGGGCCGGGCATCATGCCCGCCTGCACAGCGGGGCCGACCGACTGAATGAACGTGCCGAATCCCGTGACGAAGCCAGAAACGTTCTCCTGTGCCCGCGCAAGGTCTGCCCGGATGGTCGAGTCCGTCTCGATCTCGATCACGAACTCGCGCCGCAGGTCCCCACCCTGCATCAGGTCGATCTGCTGCGGCGTAAGCTGGATGCCCGTCATGGCCGCGATTTCGGCCGGCTCCATCACCTCGGCCATCAGGTCCGCCATCATGCGGAACAGGTCGCGGGCGTAGCGCTGCACCTCGGCCTGCGCCTCCTGAAGGCGTAGCGATCCCCATTGCGCCTTGATCTGCTGCGCCGTAGCCGTCTCGCTGGCCTGCGTCGAGCCCCGGAGGATGTCGGCAACGCCCGTCAACTCGTAAAGCTGGTTTTTGGCCTGCTCGCGGGCAAGGTAGAGCGATTCCACCAGCTTTGCCGCGTCGGCCACCGGCATCATCCACACGGCCTTCTCGATGCCGCCCTGCTGCATGGAGCGGGCCGGATCGTCGGCCGCCGCAAGCTGGCCGTCTTCGAGCCCCTCCAGCTTCTCCACGATGTTGGCGAAGGTGCCGTCGTACAGACCCCGCCACTTCATCACCTTGACGATCTTCCCGATGCGCTCGGTGAGCGTGTCCACCTCATCGGCGAGGGGCTTCCAGATCATGAACTCGCAGACCGGGACGAGGCTGTCGCTGGTCCGCACCGCATACAGCGGCTCGGGCACGCAAAAGAAATCCCGCAGCTTGTAGCCGTCATCCTCCACGAGGAGCGGCCCGTCCTTGAACGATTCCGCGATGAAGAAATACTTGCCCAGCGCCTTGTCCCAAATCTCCCAGACAACGGCGCGCTTGAACATCTCGGGGATGTCTTCTCCCTTTTTCACGTCGCCGATGGTGGCGTCGAGCGTGACCTCCTTGCCGTACTTCGGCGAGAGTGCAACCAGTTCGTCGCGGGTCATGCGGTGACGGAAGGCGATCCACGGCACGTCACGCCACAGCTTCGCCGGGCCACGGCGGAAGTCGTCCCAGATGACCGGCTCGCACTCAATGCGGCGGGAGCCGTTCGGTCCTGTGACCAGCCGCACCCGCGTCACACCACGCCCTGGGAGCTGGCGATCCTTGACCGCAGCCTCCATGCACGCGTTGAAGTCGTACAGTTCAGCCTGGATGGAAATGCCCCGCTCCAAGGCCATGGCGACAGCCTTGCCGTCCGGGTCTGCATCGCCAAACCGGCGGCGCACGTCCGGCACCGGCTCGCTGTTGTAGAGCGCCGGCACAGTGGTCTGAGTGTTGGCGAACAGGATGTTGAACTGGCCGGGCCGGCTCTTGCGATAGCGCCGGACGGTCGCGTCCGCATCGTCCCGCCACTGCTCCTCCTCCTTGGAGGCAAGCTCGATGGCAGACATCCAGTTCTTGCAGAACTCGGTCGGAGACTTGGCGAACTCCTGTTGGGTCTCGATGGTCGCGGAGCCCTGTTCGGCGATTTCGGTGCTCATTGCGTCTCCAGTCGCCGTTTCTTGTTGCGCTCGACCATCTCCCGGAAGGTCAGGTTGGATTTAATGGTGCCGTCGGGCTGGCCGACGTAGACCTCAGCCTTGGAGGGAACGGGCGGCGGGGCGGCACGCAGTTCGCGCCACGCCAGCGACAGATACCGGAAGGCGTCCGCTCCATGGCTTGCCCAATCGTGCACGGCGTTCTTGGCCAGCGTGCGCAGCTTCTCGTCGTACTTGGTGTGGTAGCTACGGAGGGCATCTAGCCCCCGCTCGCAGCGCTCTGCGTCGAACCTGCAGCGGGCCAGCGTCGTGCGTGCAGCCTGGATGCCGTCGGCGAACGATTCATCCGGCACTAACTCGGGATTGATGCCCAACTTCTGCAGCGTCTCGACGCGAGTACGAGCGCCAGGCGCTCCCCACTCTTTGACCTTGGCGTCATGCGGGACGAAGTGCCGACCATATGGGTAAGCGCGCTCCTCCAACACCTTGACGTAGTGGTCTGCGCCTTCACCCGACGCTTCGTAATAGTCGATGATGTTGAGTCCGCCGGCCAACACCTGAAAGAACCAGATGGCCGTGCTGTCATCGACGCCAAGATCCCATGCGGTATGCACAGGCAGGCTCGGGTCGGCCATCAAGTCGCAAATTCGGCCTTCCCGGTCGGCGTTCGCCATCTCCTTCGAGAAATAAGCCCCCAGCACCGCGGCCTCGAAACTGCAGCGGTATTCCTGCTCGCACATGGCGTCGCCATAGGCTTCGCCGAACTCGGCAATGCGCTCCTGTCGGATAGCCTGATAGCGCTCCGGACTCAGCATGCCGGTGTCGTCAACGGTCAGGACCTCGGCGAACCAATCCGGCTGCTTCTTGGCATTTTGCAGCATGCGATAAGCGTGGTTCTTGCCGCGCGGCGTGGTGATAAACACCGCCCAGCCGCCGTTCTCCTCAAGGATGGGCGAGAGGTAGGCCCACGCCGCCGGGTCCGCCAAGGCGAACTCGGAAAACACGATGCCGATGGGGGGCGAGCCGACCAGACTGTTGAAATTGTCGGAGCCGACGAGCTGCCACATGGACCCGCACTTGAACTCGATCGCCATGTCCGTCTTGCGGGTGCTGGAGCGCAATTCAACGGGGAACGCCTCGTCTATGCGCTTCAGGCCTGTATGCGGGTTGATGGCATCCCAGACCGCCTTGCGGGCCTGGTTGGCCTGCGGGAGCATGTGCCAATACACACCTTTGCGCTGGTGAGCCGCCGTTGCCGTCCAGTGCAGCACGGCGTCGTCCTTGCCGGCGCGGCGATGCCAGATCGGGATGGCGCGCTTGCAGCCGCGTTCCATGGCCGTCCAGAACGGCATCTGGTACGGGCGCGGGCTCCAGTTGTTAGGCAATACGATCTCAGTCATCGGAGAACTTCCGAATGACCACGGTGATTGGGCCGCCGTCCTCGCCTGTGTGTTCGATCTTGTCTCGCCAGTCGGCCCTGCGGCGGTTCTTCAGCCAAAAGATGGCGGCTGCTGTCTCTGGCGGGTAATGCTCGGTGTATGGGGCATAAACCGGCTCAGACGCACCAGCCGGCATGAATATCTTGACGGCGTGCGGGTTGCTGTAGCCAACGGCGCGCGCATACAGGCGCTCAGCCACCTTGGCGTCAGCTTCTTCCCGACCCTCTTTTACGGCATCCGAAAATTCGGGAATCTCAGCCAGCCACTTGCCGATTGTGCTTTCAGCCACTTCAAAGAAGTTTGCCAAGTCAGCGTTCGTCGCGCCCAACAGGCAGTACTTGCGGGCGGTCTCGCTGTATTCTGGGTTGAACTTGGTCGGGCGGCCTCTTCCGGCCATGGGCTGATCGCTCGGTTGTGGCGGTCAGCAGCCCATAGGCGTCAAAGTGACATGGAAAAGTCAAGCCCTGCTGCGTCGGCAAGCAACCAATCCCTGCGGGTCCAGTGAGCGCGGCCTTGGAAGGCGCTGATCCCGAGGGCGCGGCGATGCTCCCGGACAGTCCGGATCGAGAACTTGGTGGCGTCGGCAATCTCGGCGTCCGGCCTTCCCGCCATCCTCTTGAGGGTGGCGGTGTCGTCTGGGGTCCAGGTTCGGGTCATTCAGGGGTGTCCTGATTGGGGGTGGCATCGGATTTGGGGCACGAGCCGAGAAATGGCGGCTGGACGTAGGTGACCGTTGGCGGCGGATCGAAGTTCCGGAATTGCGCTAATAGCCACAACAAACTCAGGCAATGAGCCAGCACAGTCAGGATGACCGCCGCGCAGCCCAAAAATGCAACCAGTTCGATGGTCTCGCTCATGCTCATTCCCCCTCCTTTACCGGGAGGAGAGATGTGGCTCGTTCGCTTCGCTCACTCCGCATGGGAGCGGGGTCTGGGTGGGAGAGGGCGGCTTTGGCGCGGAGAGCGGCGGCGCAGAGGGCAAGCGCGGGTGTGTGCGCCTCTTCACTTGACCAATCGAGGCTGCGCCCGACAAAAACCGAAGGGCAGTCAAGGCCCCCGTTTTTGTGGGTGATGGTCCATTCCATACCCTCCGGCACGAGCGTGAAGGCCGCGTCCAGGCTGGTGGTGTAGGCGAGGGCAGCTTCCGGGCCACTGCTGATCGAGCGCGATTCAATGTGACCTTTCTCCCACGGCCCATGCTTCAAGCCGAGCGCCGCAGCGATAGCGCCGTCTAACTTCCGACTCGCCCTCTCCCTCTCGCACCGATCTGCAAGGGCGTTCATTTCATCTGCTTTGGTCATTGGGGGCCCTCCCCTTTGGTGGTCGATCGTTCGGTGCCATCTGTGGGGGAGTCTTCTTCCGCGCAATCAACGCAAAGAAGCTGGTGCGCTGGGTAGTACTTGGACGCGGGCGCTTCCTCGCAGCCGTCGTCGCTGTCGGCAAAAGCCCCACACTCGGCACAAACGAACATGCTCATCGCATTTCTCCGCAAAAAAATTCTTCTTTTGGCGCTTGACCATGTCCGCTTTTTAGGACATATTCCTTTTCAGCGGCGAGGCACTCAGGCCAGCCAGAACGGGAGAGACCCAAATGACCTACATCGCTTACGAAATGACCAACAGCCGCCCGACCAAGGTTCTTTTCTCGGGCTCTTACGAAGTGGTTAAGGCGCGGGCCGAAAAGGTGCAGGCCGCTCACTACGCAAAGCATCAGGAACACAAGCCGATTTTCATCACGGCCGAAAAGATGGCGGTGGGGCGATGAGCCCCGCCCTGCTTCGGCAGGCTGGTGAGGCGCTGTACGGGCCGCGCTGGCAGTCCGACCTAGCGCGCGACCTGCGCGTCTCAGACCGCACGGTGCGCCGCTGGGACGCCGGTCAAAACGAGATACCGCCCGGCGTGTGGGTCGAACTCCGGACGCTGCTGACAACGCGCGGCGTGGCACTAGCTGCCATCCGACGAAAGCTGCCCCGCTAGTCATTGCAGCGTCTCCGGTCGCCATTGGGTGATCATTGAGGTGCCTGACCTTTGCTCGGGTCGGGCGCGGCGCCATCGGTGGGTATCGCATTGAGCGCGTCGGCGATATGCGAGCAAAGCGCTTTGGCTTCAGGCAGCGTCAATGCCCAGCGCAGGCGCATGATGTAAGCCACTTCTTGCCCGTCTCGGAGGAGCGTAGCGCCGCGAGCGGCCCAAAAAGCCTTTGGCAGGCCTTTCGCGCGAAGGGCCTCGCGGGCCTGTCGCGCTCGCTCTTGGGCTGCCCATTTGGGATCTGTGAAGTGCGCCGGGTCCGTCATACGTCCTCCATCAGGCGCTTTTTCGCCAGTTCCATGAGCCACAGGACGAGGCCGCCATCCGCGTATGACGAGGCGAAGTACAATTCGCCCTCAGCGTTCCAGCCCATCACAACGACGCCCTGCATGTTGCCGACGGCGCCCTCAAGGATGCGGTCGGCGGGCAAGTCGAGATACGTGATGTTGCCGAGAGAGACGATCTTGGTCCCTCCCCGCTCGTCCTTCCCGCGTGCATCGTCGCTCATGCGTTCCCCACGAAGGCTTTGCGGCTCTTGGCTGCGATGGCGGCCATGCGCTGGTTCATGCTTGGGGGTTTCGCGTGCGCCGCGAAGCCCGTAGGGCTAAGCGAAGCGGCGCGCGCGGGATCAGTATGATTAGAAGTTATAGTATCTATAGGTCTTGGTATGAGTGCAGATGCTTGGCGGCTGCTCCGGCTCTGCTCGGATAATGCGTCCGCATCACGCTTTTGTTGTTCTTTCAACCACTTAGCATTTGCGGCAGCGCTGGCTTTCTGCGTGCGACCAACAACATAAGTGCGCTCGATTTCGAGACGCTTTTGAACGAAGTCGCCTCGTGCGTCCTTCGTCCAGAAGGCCATCACGGCAGGCTTCACGCGCGCCCATTCCGACTTTGAGCAACGCGCCCAGCGCGCCAGGATCTTGTCATCGTCGGGGAGGCCGCCGTCCGCCTTCTTCCACGCGACCATGAGCAGGAGCAGGTATGCGCCGCACTCGCGGTTATCCATGTGCATGGTGTCGCCAAGGAAAGCGTTCACCCACAACGGCAGATAGGGATAGCCGGCCATTAGCTCGCTCCCTTGCTGGTGTTGCAGGACACGCAGAGAAGGCGAAGGTTGGCCGGGTCGTTCTGCCCGCCGCGAGAGCGCGCGAGAAGGTGGTCTATTTGCCCGTAGGACCACTCCGCGCGGTACGGCGGGGTATCGCGCCCAAGTGAGCGGATTTCGCGCCCACAAGCATTGCAGAGCCGGTCGCTGGCCTGAAAGAACTCGTATCGTTCCCGCTCCTTGAGCGGCGGCGCTTTGGGAATACAGACGCCATCGGGACGCGCGAAGAAATCTGCACGCAATTGTGGTTGCGCCATCAACAGCTCCTATGGTTTCCCCCCGCGCCCGCTTTTCAGGACGTGCGAGGAGGTGTTGGTGTCAGAGGTGAAAACCCAGCTAGGAGCAGCCGGGCGCGGGCCTCGCGGTTGCCGCCCTCTGACAACCTGCGTGTAGCCGAAGCGCCGGCCGCCTTCTAGGCTTCCGACTCCGGCACCAAGTATAGCGAAACGCAACGGGAACAACAACAAACCGTTGTGTGGAGCGCTCATAACAGCGCCTCCTGTTTCGGCTTGGGTTGAGGCTCGGCAAAGAGGCGAGGTTGCTTGTAGGCTTCCTCGATGCGGCGGCAGGCGATGTCGAAGTAGCGGGGCTCGATCTCGATGCCGATGAAGCTCCGGCCTAGGTTGACGCAGGCAACGCCTGTCGTGCCGCTGCCGCAGTACGGATCGAGTATCGTCTCGGCTTTAGGCAAAAAACCGAGGCACCATTCCATAAGCGCGACCGGCTTTTGCGTCGGGTGCGAGCGCTCAAGCGCAATGGCGTTGTTCGTGAGGTCGCGTCGGCAATAGACCCCGTGCCCTTTGCTCATCCATGCAAGCTCGGCGTCCGACAGGAACGAGCCGAATGCGTCGTCATTGCGCTTCAACCAGACAAGGCACGCGCCACGCGGTAGTTTGTCGGGGTAGTTGTTCCAGCCCCAGACAATCTTCTCGCATGACATTGCCAACAAAGGGGATGGATCAAATGGCTCGGCATCGTTGGCAATCGGAGCGCCGTTGGCCGACCCGATGCCATTTCCTCGCCTTGCAATAGACGCCGTGTTTCCCCCGCTGAATCGGCTATTGTCCGTGTTCAACCCAATCCCATAAGGCGGGTCCGTGACTACAGCATCCACCTTGCCGAGCGTCGGCAAGATTTCGAGGCAGTCGCCCAGATACAGCGTGCAATCCCCGATGACCTCGACGCGGCTCACATCAGCCCCCATACCAGCGCGCCGACAAACGCAACCACCCCCGCCACTGCGGCGGCTACAGGCAGGATCACACCCCATAGAGGAGGCTTGTCCACGGGAGCGGGTGAGAAGATCATTTGTGCCTGACCTTTGGTGTTTCTTCTGGCGCGCCATCGGTGGGCACGGGCGGAAACGCACGGTCGACCGCAGCCGCCCATTCGTCGTAGCTGACCGTCCCGGCCTTACCCGCAAGACCCTCAACCAGAGGGCGGAAGGCTGTCCGCATGTCGGCGCGCTCTTGCTCCGTCATTTGATTTCAGCCACGAAGAAGGCCGACCCGTCCGGCATCACCACAGGGCCGCCGCCCGTCCGCACGTCGTGCGAGTGTTCGATGGCGTTGGCGAACCAACCCACCATCCAGCCGTAGTCTATGTCGTGCCCTTGCTTCTTCGCGTGCTGACAGAATGCGGTGGCCCACATATGGGCGTCATCGCGGCACGCATAAAGCAGTTCCGGGCCACTCATCGCCGTGTAGTCGGGTGCCGGCAGATTAGCGGCGGCGATTTCGATCAGCGGCCAGAAGCCCGCAAGGTCCAGAACGTCCGAACCGGCCTCACGGATGGCCCGCGCTCTGGCTACCAGTCCTTCCAAAGTCTTTGCGTCGCCATTCATTGCTCGAATCCTTTCTGTTCACGGGATGGGTGTGGAGCGAAGCGGAACCAGATCATCCTGATGGACGGGGGCGATGGAGGTGGGCGGGAGTTTCATGGGGACGGCTTCTCCTTCACCAGATCAAGAAAGCTGTCGGCGTTCAGAACCACGATCCACTGGCGCGAGTTCGACCGGTGGAACACGACGGGCGTCCCGGTGCCCGCGCTGTCCGCTACAGCCTGTTCAAGAGCTTTGTAGGCACTGAAGGTCTCGGCGCGTTTGACCTCGATATGGAAGCCCGGAAGGCCGACCACGTCGGCGCTGTCTCGGCCGCCCTGATACTGGACGCCTCGCGCGCCCTCAAAGCCGTGCTCCCGCAGCAAGGCCGCGACCTCGCGCTCGCCGACCTTGCCCTTGTTTCTGGACATGCGCGCCATTACGCGAAGCCCATCTGTTCACGCGATGGGTGCGAGCGCAGCGAGCCTGTATATGGCTTTGCGCCGTACTTGGGGCGGGTCATAGTGCGAGCAGCCCCTGTCCATCAGCGGTGCATGCCGGCTGCGCGCGCTTCAGCGAATAGCGCGCCCACTTCTTCACGCCGTCAGTCTCCCAATCCGTCTGCACGGCGTGGCCCTCGTCGCGGATGTCCTTGATCCGCGCCGCCAGCCTGAAGATGCCGAACTCCCGCAGCGCATCGATTGGCGTGATGCTGCCACCAGCCTGGAGGTGCGCGAGGATTGTCTCGGTCTGGGTCATGCCCCCCTCCCCGCCTGCGCGCGGATGAGAAAGGGAGGAGGAGGCCCTGGATCATCTCCCATGAAGGGGGTGGGTGCTACGCGGCCCGAAGACGGGCCTACCGCGCCGACCGATCGCGGGGCGGGCGCTTTGTCTGAATGAGTGCCAGTCCCAACCTCGCCTTGGGTGTCTGGCGTGACGGCAAAGGTAGCAGCCTCGGCCGTCTGCGGGGCCATGGGTGTGGAGTCACCCTGCGAGGCCGCATCCTGTGTCTCTGTGACCACGCCGTCTGCGTCGTGATCCGATTTCATTTCACGCTGAACGGCTCCGGAGCGTGAAATCCGCTCCTGCACCATGCCGCGCAGCTTGCTCGCCTTGCCTGTGCTGCAGCCGATGGCGTCCTGAATGGCGCGGATGGTCGGCAACTGGTTGCCGTCTCCGACCAGATCCATGCAGCGGTCAACTTCCGCCACGATCCGGCCTGCCAGCGCCTCAAGTTCTTCCTCGCTGGGGTCCGTCCGCACCACCGTCACCGGGCCGCTCGTCTCCATGCCCAGCGCGTGCTTGTAGACATCAAGCAGCGTTTCCTGCTCGGCTATGTCGGCCGCATCCTTGGCCCGCAGCGCCACGATCTTGCGTATGGTGGCGACGTCGTAGCCGACGCCCTTGGCCTCGGCGTACACGTCCTTGACGTCGCCGCCGATAGCCTTGCGCTCCTCTTCAAGCTTCTCGATACGCTCGATGAAGGACTTGAGGCGTTCAGCGTTGACCCGGCCAGCCTTGGCCCTGCTGTTGTGACCGGGTTTGCTCATGGCTTGCGCACCTTTGCCTTGCGCTTCAGCGATTTGCTCTGCGCAACGGTCAGGCTCAGGCCCGCTTCCTTGGCGTAGCGCAGAACGTCGCGCGCGGCCTCTGCGGTCGCCCGTCGTGCGCGCTGGGCCTCTTCGGCCTTCACGAGCGCGGCATTGGCCGCCTTGGAGATCACCCCAAGCGCAATGGCATCACGCACAATGTCCATGCGGCTTCCCCACCGGGCTCCGAAGAACCACTTACCGGGAGCAACGCGGGTTGAATGCATCTTCCCTGCGTCGGTGACGTAAGAGACGTGACGCCCGTTGTAGATGATCTTCTTCGCCAAATGCGGCTTGTTGTCTTCCGGCGCCTTGAAGCAGTCGAAGTGTTCGGAACCGACGACAAAGGTTGAATAGCTGGTCACTGGGAGCACTCCTTCAGATGCAGGCGGTCGGTTGGTGCGGAGGCCGAAGGCCGAGCCAGTTCATCAATCCACGTATCCCTTGATGAACATGTCGGTATGTTCCGGGGGTTCGGGCTCGGAGCGGGGAACCGGACGCCATGGAGAGTCGAGTTCAATCGACGTGTGTTCGCCCCTAAAACTGCGCGGCGTCACAAACTGCTGTTCCACCCGCAACCTCCACCGCTCGCGCGTCTCAGGCTTGAGTCGAAGTGCCATCACTTGCCCTCCTGGTCGGCGGGCTCGTAGGTCGCGGCGAAGATGTCTGGCTTGCAGGGGTAAAGTTCGCCGGCAACGCCCTTGATGATCCAATCGCCCATCTCGGCTCGCATGACGCCTTCCAAGGTGTCGATGCTGAGGCCGCGAACTGGATCAAATTGAATGATCGTGTAGTGCGTCGCCGCCCAGTCCATGATGGCAGTGACACCACCATCCTCGTACTTGAGCTGCATTGCCTCAACGACGACCGGCTTCTTCCGGAACATGCCCATCACTTGCCTCCCCTAGTCCGCGAGCCCAGCAACGCTTTGGCTCGGGCGCGCATAGCCTGGATGATCGCGATCTCCTCGCGCACCCGGCGCTCGCGCCGTTCCGCTCGGGCCAGAAGCCTCATCCCCAGACGCTCCGGAGAGCGCCCGCAGGTCCTCTTCAAGGCGCTGACCAAGCGCGAGGAACCGCGCTTCAATGCTGAGATATTCATCGGCTGAAACCTTGATCTTTTCGCCAGAGAGGATTGCCCGGATGCGCCGGGCGTTGATGCCGACCTTTCTGGCGAGACGATTCCGCCAGTGGTCCTTGGTATCGTCCCACGAGCGCGGGCCGCCGATGGCGACCAGCATGGGGCGGACGCGATCAAGCGCCGACACGGCAGACATTGCCGAAACCCCGGCAGAAATTGACGACTTCGCGATCATTGGATGCCCCATGGTTGTTGCCATGACGCGAACCGATGATCTGAGGAGCTACCGAACCGAACGACTCGGAGATGTCCTGCGCCGTGTTGCTGCCAGGCTGGCGGCGCAGAGGATTGAAAATGGCGGTCACGTCGGAGCCCACACGCTCGACGACGTGACCGCCAGGTGCCCCGGCGGGGGAGGATGCGGCAACGAGGCAAGCCGCAGCCGGGGTTTCAAAGGGGTGGCCCTGCGGCGGGAGTTCATCGGTGAGGACCGCAGGGCCGTTGCTGGGCGAGTTCGGGAAGCTATGCCCGCCAGCGTGGGAACAGAAATTCAAGACGCGGCGCTGTTGCCGCCGGGGGATGCAAGTCTCAAGCAAGCGCCCCGTCATGGCTTGCATCCCTCTTCCAACCGCGCGAGGACGACACCGAAGGAGCGCAGCACTTCCGTCGCGACCTTCAAAAGCGCGGGGTAGCTGGACAGGTGGTCCGGGGTCTTCTTCAGACCGTTCATGACCGACGTGTGATCCATGCCACCGAACGCATGGCCGATCTTGGGGTAGGACGGCTGCGAGCAGACCGTGCGGACGATCCACATGCAGACGTGACGGGGATGGCTTATCGGATGCGAACGGCGGGCGGACCTAAGCATCTCCAACGACCACTTCTCATCGCCGACCGTCAGCCCGGCCTCGTTCATGGCGTCGCAGAACTTGTGCATGACGGCGACAATCGGGATCGTGACCGGCTCCAGCGGGTCCTCGAACTTCGCGCCCTGGAGCGTCCGCAGCCGGGCGTTTTCCTCTTTCAGCGCGGTGTTCTCGGTCTTGAGCTTGGCGATCTCCGCCGCCAGCTTCGGCACCTGCTCGCCGCGCTTGTCGCCAACGGGAACCGGCCGCGCATAGATCGTAGGGAACGCCTGATGGCGAGCGGACGGGCTCAGGGTTGCCGCAATGGACTCGCGCCGCTCCACCAGATCGTCAACAATCCCAAGGCGTTCCATGCTAAAATCTCTCGTCGAAATCGTGGTCAACGGCGGTGGAATGGCCCTGCAGGGAAGTGATCTTCCCGGCGACATCGCCCTTGGCTTGGCGGAGCTTCTGCCAGTGCGCGCGGGCCTTGTTGGAGCGGCGCTCCTCCCGCTCCCTGACCGGCTGAGTCGGGTCTACGGCGTCCAGCCAATCGCTCATCACGGGTTCCCCTCGATAATCATCTCAGCAATGAGAAGGAGAGCCGCGCCGATGCCCCAGACAGAGAGGGCGGCAATCAGGAAGCCGACGAACGCGGCGAGTTCCAGGAGGGTGGACCACCACATGTCAGGTGGACTCAGGAAGAACGGGGAGCGGGCGCCAAACGCCCTCCGCAAAACATTCGCTGTACTCAGGCCAACGAATGACGCTGTAGGTGTAGCGTTTCCGCGCATACTCTCCGTTGTCGCCACGCCAAAGGATTTCCGTCCCATCCTTCGGCGCCGTCTCTATTGGTTGCCATGCCTCTCCGTCGAGGTACGCACGAGCGGCTGCGAAGATGAGGCCGATTTTCATCCCCTCCGGCGCGTTTTTGGCGTCGTAATAGTCCAGCGCCTCGCGCAGAGCGGCGGGGTCTATGCGGGTCATGCGGCCCTCTGCATCAGCCAGTCGCGCGAGAGGTTGCCGCCGTGGTCGTTGACCATGGCCCACACGGCCGGGCGCTTGTTGGCGCTGATGCCGCGCTCGTACCAGTTCGTCATGCGCTGGATGGAGACATGGAGGGCGTCGGCAACGGCCTGCTTTCCGCTAAGCCTGCCGGCAAGGAAGTCGAGGGCTTCGGTGTCTGTCATGCCCAGCAACTATAAACACACCGTTGAATGTGTCAACAGTCCGTTTAGATGCGCCTGCTAATCTCCTCCGGTATCCGTGTATCTATGAAGATCGCCAAAAACGGGGCTTGGCAGGAACTCGTAGGTCACAGAATTGTGATGTTGCGAGCTGCCAAAGGGGTGAAGCAAGCCCAACTCGCGCGGCATCTCAAAATATCCCCGCAACGACTAAGCAATTACGAACGCGGGGAACGCCCACTCGATATAGAGCAGGCAATCGCCATCTGTGAGAACCTGCAAGGCACGCTGGACTACCTTTACAGGGGCATTCACGCGGGCTTACCCTTTGAAGTCATTCAGCGCCTCGCTTCCGAAGAAGGGCGCCTGGAACTCAGGGGGACCGATGGCCTCAAGAACTAGACAAGAACACGCGTAACAGCACAATCGCTGGGTGGAATTGAAGTCCACTTGGCCGTTGTGCTTTTGCTTGCCCTGAGAGTCGAGCCTGCACTGGCGGTGCAGGGTGAATCGCGCGTTATCACGCGTTCGTGATCAACGTAGCGTGTACGTTTTCTGTTGCCAATATAAACACTCCGTTTATAATCCTCCTCACGGGCGCACCGCCCAGAGGAGATGAGAGATGGAACCCACCAAGATCGCGCCGAAGTTCTACGTGTCCGAATACAAGGGCGCCGTGCATCTGTCGTTCTGGCCGGCTGGGACGGAGATGCACCTGTCGATGGACTTCAGCGAGGCCGACGCGCGCAGGCTGGCCGGCATGCTGATCGCGCAGGCCGACAAGATGCCCCGAGTGGTGTCAGCCGCCGATCTGGGCCTCATGTCGGAGACCGCGTGATGACCGACCACATCAAGGGACCGTGGCGCGTTCACCCCACCGACGAGATTCTGGTCATCGACCGCGATCGTGTTGAGGTGGCCGAGGTCGAGGGCGACTACGACAACGACTATGAGGCTTTGGCGGCCCGCGCTGAATTGATCGCAAAGGCGCCGGAATTGCTGCGGTTACTGACCGTGTTTGCGACCGCCTACGCCGACGCGGCCGATCCGATTGGCGACAGCGACCTCGACAACGAGCAGACCCGGCACGTCACCGTCACGCTGGGCGACTGCCGCCGGGCGAGCGCGCTGCTCGGCATCCACCCGAAGGTGAGGGCCTAGCAATGGACACGCTGCTCGACACACGCCCGGCACCGACGGACGACGAGATCCGGATGCGCCGCGCCGATACCTGGGTGGTGATGGTCGGCCACTGGAGCCGCCTGCTGCAAAAGACCTTGTGGAGCGCCGAGACGTTCTTCGACGTGAACGAGGCGGTCGACTTCTACGGCGAGATCGAGAGCGGCGAGCGCGACGGCACCGCCGGCACGATCACCGCGTTCGGCGACGGCCGCGTCATCGGCGAACTTCCGCTGCGGAAGGTTGCGGCCATGATCCGCGAAGGGAGGCAGGCGTGAGCGACCGCGAAATTGAGATCCTTCAAGGGATGAGAGAGACGCTGGAGCAGTGCGCCGCGCCATTCCTGGCCCGAGGCGATCAGATGCTGACCGTTGAGTTTCAGCGCCGCATGGACATCGCACATAAAGCCCTCTCCGACCTCGATGCCTTCTTGGCGAAGGTGGCGTGATGGGCATGTTCTTCTGCGCTGAGTGCCAGCGCCTGAGCGACAGCGACGACGGCTGCGAGGAAGCGCCCGCGTCCAAGTATTACCCAGCGCATCAGCTTCTTTGTGCCGAGTGCGTGGACGAATCCGAGGCCGAAAGCGAGCCAGTCAAATGATCCTCGAAGCCTTCAAGGAGCTAGCGGGATTTGGCTTCTACACCTTCGTCATTCCCGTCGTTCTTCAATTCTTTTTCTCAGCACTGATCGGAGAGTGAACATGACTCTTGCAGAAAAGATCGCAGCCGCAGCCCGGCAGGCCCAGCACAACGAGGCCGAGGCCTACGCCACTCTGGAATACATCCTGCGTGATCGCGAGTGGCCCGCGTGGCTGAAGCGCGTTGCCGCCGATGTGGACGGCCCGGCCGTCACGAAGGACCGCCCCGTCAACCTGCAGGAGGCAGCATGAGCGTCACCGACCTCGTTCCCATTGATACCCGCTCGGGCGTCGAAACCTACCGCACGTCAACCGACGCCGCCACGCTCTGCGGCGACATCGTGAAGGCGACCGCAACCAAGATCCAAGGCAAGCGCTACGTGACTGTGGAAGGCTGGCAGGCCATCGCCGTTGCCCATGGCTGCGTTGCCTCCTCCCGCGATGTGGAGTTGGTCGAGGGCGGTATCCGGGCCATTGGGGAAATCCGGCGCATGTCGGACGGTGGCGTCATCGCCACGGCCGAAGGGTTCCTTGGCGACGACGAACAGATGTGGGCCAAGCGCCCGATGTTCGCCCGCCGCGCCATGGCGCAGACCCGCGCCATCTCCCGCGCCTGCCGGTCGGCTTTTGCCCATGTGGTGATCCTGATCGACAAGAGCCTTGGAACCACGCCGGCCGAAGAAATGCAGGGCGCCTACGATCACGACCCGGAGAGCTTTAAGCGCCCGGCTGGCAGCATGCGCTCGCCGGAGGAGTTTGCCGACGAGGCCCGCGCGGATGGTCTGACCACGGAAACCCGCTCCACCTATCAAGTACAGAAGGACCGCAAGGCCGTTGCCACCCTGGAGAGCGGCGCGCGGATGGCCATTGGCCTGTGCAACGACCGTCTCCAGCTCAAGACGTGGTGGACCGAGAACCGGGACGAGTTGAAGGAAAAGCTTCCGGATGATGCATACGAGGCCGTCTACGCCGCCGTCGAGGCCAAGCGCGACGCCCTTCCGGCGATTGCAGCATGACCCGCAACACGCCCTTCATCGACGTAGACCGCCTCTGCCACGAGGCAGAGGAAGCGGGCCTTGCATGGGCCGACGCAAAGGCCGCCTATGAAGCGCTGGAGCAGACCCGCAAGTCAGTTCTGGCCGTGGGCACGAAGAGCCACCTAGGCGACGGCATGCCCTACAACAAGGCTGAGATGATGGCCTTGGCAGAGCCGTCGTACCGGGAGCATCTGGACAGCATGGTCAAGGCCGGACGCGCCGCCGATCGTGCCCGCGTTCAGTACGACCTGAAGCGCACCCGGATCGAACTGCTGCGCACGAACGCCAGCACCGAACGTGCGGCAATGAGCATGCGATGACCGCCCGCCGCAAAATCTCGGATATGCAGCGCGAGCGGATCTTCCTCGCCAACGGCGGCGTCTGCCACCTCTGTGAGCGCAAAGTCCGCGTTGGGGAGCCTTGGGACGTGAGCCACGACCGGCCCTTGGCCCTGCTGGGCGAGGATGGAGGCGACAACCTCAAGGTCGCCCACCGCGCCTGTCACAGGGTCCACACGGCCACCGAAGACGCTCCCCGCATTGCCAAGGCCAAGCGGCAATCCCGCAAACACCTCGGCATCAAGAAGCCCAGCGGCTTCAGGAAACCGCCTCCGGGTTACAACTACTGGACCAGAAGGATAGAGACATGAGCGACGACGCAACCGCTACCAAGCGCACACTATTTGAACGGCTGGAGTGGCCGCAGGGGGAGCGCCTGCACGCCCTTCTTCGGGACGCGCGAGCGGTTTTGACCGACATGCCCGACGACGTGCTGCGCCCTGTGGCGCTCGCATATTCGGCCATGCGGATCGAACGCTTGGGAAGCAATTATTACGTCTACGACGAGCGGGAGGCCTTCGACGACAATGACGACGCGATCATCGGCGTGTTCAGCGACATAGCCGACGCCAATCGACTGCTAGTGAAGCGCGTCCTGATGGAGTTTCAAGCTGTGTGGAGGAGGAAGCTATGACCTCCCCCGCCATCCCCTCTCCCAGGGGGAATAGGGGCTGGCTCGCGGCTAAAGCCGCTCCGCTCCCATCTCGCATTTCATCAACAGTACGATCAACAGGAGACAGCAATGGCTAATATCAGGATGAACGAAGACCACCGCAATTTTCTCTTTCGCCTCGCCAAAGAGCGCGTGCGTTGCCCGGTAGAGGAGGCGGCCGACAAGTCGGCATATGCGAAGGCAGCGAAACTCGTGAAGGCGATGGCGCTTGCCAAGTGGCCCGAGCGTGACATGAAGGTGCTCGCTAAGTACACGCAGACGGAACCCGTTTCCAGCCTGCGCCTTAAGCTGACCGCTGGCGGCATAGTGCAATTTGAGTTCCGTGGCGAAAAAGAAGGACCGCTTGGCCCAGCCAGTCGCCCGTGGAACCAGATTCACGAAGCCGACAAGGAAACATCGGAGGCTGTCTCTGTGTGCCTGTCCGCCAAAGCCGCCTTGGACAAGGCGCGCGACACGAAGCTTGAAGATTACAGGTCCTTGATTTGGGCATCGACCAATCTGGAACAGATCGAAACCGTCTGGCCCATGGCGGCAGAACTCCGCCCGCGTGTCGGGAGGTCTCTTCCTGTCACGCTGTCCAACGACGTGATCGCGCGCATCAAGGCTGACGCGAAGACTATGGCTGTTGCGGCCTGACGCACGACTGGCTCTGTACTCGTGATGGGTGCGGAGCCGTCTTCGGCGGAGCCAGCTCATCTCATCCAAAAGGAACAGTCTAATGACAGAGCGTGAAAAGATCGCCTCCCCCACCCCCTCTATGACGGAGAATGCAGATGAGTGAGCGAGTCCGGGTTGATCGCATCTGCGAAATCACGGGCCTGTCGCGGCGCCAGGTGCAGGCCCTATCGGCCAATGGCACGATCCCGAGCGCGGCCCAGCTCGGCAAACTCTGGACCTATCGGGAAGACGTGGTGAAGCGCTGGATCAGCGCGAGGGAGAACAAATGGCGGGAAACCTCTACAAGCGCGGCAAAATCTACTGGGCTCGTGTTCAGGTTGCCGGGAAGGAATACCGAGGAAGCCTACAGACAAGCAACCGGACAGAAGCGCTAAAGCGGATCGAGAAGTTTCGCGAGGACGCCGGCCGCGCCAAGTTCTACGGCGCCCAGCGGATGACGTGGAAAGAGGCCGTCATCCACTACGCAGGCAATGTGATGCCCGCCGCCGTCACTGACAGCACCGCCAAGCGCTACCGCGTCAGCTTCCGGATGGTCGAGCCACACCTCACGCCATACCACCTAGACGAAATCGGGCCGCGCCAGATCACCGCCCTCATTGCCGCGCGCCGCAAGGAAGGCGCCAGCAACGCAACCATTAATCGGGACCTGACGGCAATCTCGCGCGTCATGGCGGCTGGGCTGGGCGAAGGCGCGAACCTGCACAATCCGGCCAAAGATTACGACCGCTCTATGAACCGGGAGAAGCGCGACCCGATCGACCTGCCATCGTGGGAGGAAGTCGCCGCCGCCATTGCCAAGGCACCCACCCCGCTTTGGGGCCAGATCATGGACTTTGCCAGCAAGTCCGGCATGCGCGAGGGCGAGATACTGAGCCTGGAAAAGCGCCGCGTGGACCTTGCCCGCCGCGCCGTGACCCTGAGCAAGACCAAGGGCCGCCGCCTGCGTGTGGTGCCCCTCACAGGCCCCCTGCTGGCCGATGCCGTGCCGATCCTGGAAGCGGCCATGACGCGGGGAGAAAGCCTCGTGTTCGGGCACAAGAAGGACAAGGAGCTAAAGAACTTCCCCAGCCGGTACGCCGCATGGCGGGCCAAAAATGGCGTCAAGTTCAAGTTTCATGACCTGCGGCACCTGTTCGCCGTTACCTACCTGACGCGCGGCGGGAACATCTACGATCTGCAGCGCATCCTTGGGCACGGGTCGATCAAGACGACGGAGATTTACCTCGACTATCTGACCCCGGATGAGCGCCGCGCGGCCATGGGGTCGGCACAAAATCCGGCACAGTCGTAACGGTTTCTGATAGAATAAGCGCCCTACCACGGAGGTAAAACGCTTATGCCAAAGGAATGGCGGAGGGGAAGGGATTCGAACCCTCGATACGAGTTATCCCCGTATAACGGTTTAGCAAACCCACGCGCCGAGACCGTAAATCCGTTCGACAGGCCGCAAAAGCCTAATGAAACCGCGTCAATCACGCCGCGCGGGCAACGATTTTCGCGAGAAGATTTGGGATTGGCGCGGGCACAAGACCCGGCACAGCGCCCAGCCAAGCCGGTAAAGTCTATCGAGGCTCTTCTATCCCGCTTTGCCGTGTCCCCGAGCGGCTGCCATGAATGGACGGGCTCGACGAACGGCAAGGGATATGGCGTCCTGCTGCTGGGCATAGATGGCCGGAAAGTCTTGTTTCTTGCCCACCGCCTGCAATGGATGCACCACCACGGGCATATCCCCGAGCGCGGCATCATCATGCACAAGTGCGACAACCGCCGATGCCTGCGGATCGAACACCTCGATCTTGGCACCCAGTATGACAACATGCACGACATGATGCAGAAAGGCCGACAAAATCACTCGGGATTACTCAACTACCGAGGCCCGGCACAATATCCGGCACAGCCGCGCAAGGAGGAACCTGACCATGGCTGAGAGTGAGATGGTGGAGCGCGTGGCCGAAGCGCTTTGGAATGCCGCCAGCGTGCGCGCAGCGGATCGCCCAAGGCTCGTCAAATGGATGGACGAAGCGGAAGAAACTCGCGACGTGTGGCGACACGGCGCCCGAGCGGCTATTGAGGCCATGTGGCCGCCTACAGACGACATGATCCGCGCGGCCTCAGATTCTGGAGCCTTTGATAACGGCGTCTTCCAGGTGCCTGATTTCCAGATCGAATATGCGATTTCGTGCGCCATACGCGCCGCGCTGGAAGGCCCAGCCGTCGAGATCGACATGTCTGATGCCGTCCCTTCCCCCGCCGGAGAGGGGAGGTAGTGGCTACGCGCCTTTGGCGCTTCGCACCAACCGACCTACTTGAACAAAAGGAGTGTGACGTATGAAATTCAAGTTCCTACGCAGCAGCATAGTCCGATGGGTTGCGAGACGTTTG